TCTCGATGGCCTGATTGGTAATTTTTGCAAACATTTTTTACTCCATTTGTTGTTTAAGAACATTTAACATGATCTTTGCTTTTTTCTGCTCTAATTTCTCTGAAGCAAGCAATGAAGTCAATTGTTGAATAAATTCTGACAATTCAGTCTGCTCATCAGATGGCAGTTTTGAAATTTGCTCAAGTGCAATAGTGTAGTTATCAATGTTGATTTGATAGTGCATCACTTCTTGAATACGAGCCTCCAAAGATAAAGAAAGAACTTCTTCTCGTGTTTTTGGAGTGTCTTTTTCTTGACTCATTAATTTTCCTTTGTTTAAACAGTTATTGATGTAGTTGCAACACAATTTCCAGCGGCAGCAGGTAGCGTCCAAGGATTTACATATTTTGTACCAAAACCTGATCCAGACCAAGCATAAGCACTAATAAACGGAGTTGTGTTGTGTGCAACTGCAACAGATGAGCTATCTGTACTAAAGGCTACACCATTACCTGTTGATGCAGGAACTGTTGTTGGATTGGCAAACTTAGTACCGAATCCAGAACCACTCCAAGGGTAAATTGTTACAAATGGAGTTGTTGCATGAGAAATAGCAAGGGCTGTACTGGTTGAATTAAATGCAACGCCACTAGCATTTCCAGTTGGCAAAGTAGCAGGATTAGTAAACTTAGTTCCAAAACCAGAACCAGACCAAGGATAGGCAGTAATAAATGGAGTTGTTGTATGCGATATAGCAACATTTGAACCATTTGGACTAAAAGCTACACCTGTACCATTTCCAGTAGGCAAAGTGGCAGGATTTGTGTATTTAGTACCAAAACCTGATCCTGACCAAGGGTAAATAGAAATATATGGTGTTGTATCGTGCGCAACTGCAACATCATTTCCACTAGGACTGAATGCAACTGCATTACCAGCACCAGTTGGAAGAGTGGCAGGATTAGAATATTTTGTGCCAAAACCCGAACCAGAGAATGGATAGGCAGAAACAAAAGGTGTTGTTGCATGAGCAGCTATAACTGTAGCCCCATCAGGACTAAATGCAACACCATCTCCAGCCCCTGCCAATGCAGTAGCAGGATTAGAGTATTTAGTTCCAAAACCAGATTTAGTCCAAGGATATGCATGAATATATGGAGTAGATCCATTTACTACTGCAATATTGTCTCCAGTTGCACTAAAAGCAACGCCATTTACTGCTGAAGTTAATGCTGTTGCGGGGTTACTAATTTTTGCACCAAAATCATCGCCATATGCGTATGTTGTTATATATGGAGATGATCCATGTCCTACCGCAATGTATTTTTGAGTAGATACTGTGTCGCCAACAGTAGACCACGCTACACCACTTGTAATTGAAGGTGTATATGCGGGTGCTGCATATTTATCACCAAAACCAGATGATGACCATGAGTAAACATTTATATATGGAGAAGCACTCATACCTAGTGCAAGATTTGCATTATCTGCACTAAATTCACAAGATTGAACAGTACCTTCTGGCAATATTGTTGGGTTTGCGAACTTAGTGCCAAATCCAGTTGTTCCATCCCAAGGATAAACTTGAATAAATGGACTAACATTTCCACCAACAGCAAGAGCTGTATTATTTTTATTAAAGGCCACACAATTAGCTACTGATCCTGCTGGCAATGTAGCAGGATTTGAAAATCTAGTTCCAAACCCAGATGCAAAAGTCCAAGGATAAACTGAAACTGTTGGAGATGTATCTTTGGCAAAGGCAATTGAATTTCCATCTGGACTAAACGCTACACCATTACCATTGTCGCCAAGACTTGGTGATGTATATTTTGTTCCAAATCCAGAGCTAGACCATTTCCATGCATTAATAAAACCAGAAGTATCTCCAGCTGTAACAATTGCATCATTGCTTGGACTGAATGATATTCCATTAACTCTATTTGTTGGAATTGATGCAGGATTAGAATATTTAGTTCCAAACCCAGAACCACTCCAAGGATAAACAAATATAAAAGGTGTTACTTGTAAACCAAAAGCTACATAAAGTCCATCTTTTGAAATTGATATAGAGTCTGCAGATCCACTAGATGGCATTGTTGCAGGATTAGAAAATCTTGATCCAAATCCAGATGCAGACCAAGCATAAGCATCAAATGCATTTGATCCAGTTCCAGTTGCAACAATTACTGCTGAGTTATCAGGAGTAAAAGCTACTGCATTGCCAGTAGTTCCTGGAGGCAATGTAGCAGGATTTGAAAACTTACCTTTAAATCCACCAGAATTCCAAGAGTAAGCAACAATAAAAGGAGATTCATCTATCGCCAATGCTAATGCTTTAGGTGCAAGGTTGGATGAACCAGCCGCTAATAAAACATCACGAGTTGTCATTTAACATCCTTACCCAAAAGTAAGCCTGTCCATGTAGTGCCACCATCGTGGGTAAAGAAACCTAAAACATCACGCCCTGATGTTGTAAGAATCGGAGCAGAACCTGATGCCCATTTCGTTCCACTCCACCAAGTGATAGTTGCAGAACCGCCATTTGTAAGATCAAGAATAGCAGAAACAGCAACACCACTTGTTGGGACATTGGAAACAGTCAATGTAGTGTTTCCAGAAATAGTACGAGTAAAATAGTTACCAGTTGCCAAGTTAAGATCACTTGCACCCATTGTTACTCTTGTCTCTCTTGTGCCAATAAAAGTTGGGGTAGTAGCAAGAGCAACAACAGTACCAGAACCAGTTGTTGAGTATGAAGTACCCCAAGCTGAACCAGTTGAATTTGCAATCCCAGAGCCAGGATAAACCTGCGCAGTAGGAGTTTGTGAAACCCACGCAGTACCATTTGAGGTTAGAACATTTCCATTTGATCCTACTGCAGTTAAACCAGTACCACCATAAGCTGCAGCTAACGCAGTTGTTAAACCAGTAAGTGATGTAATATCACTATTAGCACCAGATTTAGCGGCACTTAGAGCTGTTCTAGCAGCAGTAGCTGTAGCACCACCAGTACCACCTTTGGCAACTTTAAGTACTGGACCAGCATCAAACAAAGCATCAATGGTATCTAAATCGGTATTTAATTTAGTTCCCCATGAATCTGTAGAAGCGCCTACCTCTGGTTTGGTAAGACCTAAGTTTGTGGTTGTGGTATCAGCCATTTTTTACCTCATGCGGCAATTTGCCAAGATTGACTATTATCAGAAATTTGAGACCAAGACTCGCTATGATCTGAAATTGTTTCCCAAGATTTTGATGTGTCAGATGCCGCATTCCACGTTTGTGAATTATCGGATACACCTGTCCATGATTCAGAAATATCAGTTTCCGTCTGCCACTTAATAACCGCATAAACACTTGCGCTAGATGTAGCATCAAATTGAACTGAGGCACTCTGAATTCTTTGACCATAAATGGATGCATCACTAACAGCATCCATTGAAACTTCTGCAGACAAAATCACCGATGAATCTACAGTCATCGTTGCTTCTGACGCAACAGTAGCAGATACAAATGCTACTCTTACTGCGTCAACAGAAACACCTGATACACAACTAAATGTTACAGCACCATTTGTTAACTGTTGAGAACCAATTGAAACGCCACTTTGCGCTGCAAATGTTACTGCACCAGTAACTACAGTTCCAGAACTAATTACTACAGAACTGGAGGCCGAAAAAACGACATCTCCAAGAGTTACTCCATAGGAGTAATTTCCACCTCCGTAATAACCAGATCCGTATGCCGCCATATCAAGTCAATGTCACATCCAGACTTCCAGCAGGAATTCTGAAAACATCGCCATCGTTAATTGTTCGGTTTGTAGTTAATGCGGCCCATGCCAACATATTGCCACCAGTAGAAGCATCAAAAATAGCCGCCCAACCAATGGTTCCCCAATTGCCACCAGAAGCTGCATCAAATTCAATTGATGCGCTATTTGTGGCTGTAGTAGGAGCAGTACCAGAAACAGTCATTGTTCCTGTTGCTTTACGGGCATAACCATTTCCTGTGACTTCTGTGCCACCGCCAGTATCACTTGGAGCAGCAGTAAATAATCCAACATACCAAGCTGTTGGACGAGTAGCAGAGCTAGTTGTAAACAACCAAGTAAGTACTAGATTTTCTGTGTAATCGTTAAAAGATGACATTTTTACCCCAAAGAACGGGCACGAACAATTGGTGTTGAGGAAACAGAAGCCCTTTGATCTGCAACCTCAATATCACTAATGACACCTGCATAGAGTTGACCCCATGTGCCAAGACGTTCATCATCTTTTAAGTATGGAGTGGCTTCTAGTAAAGAGCCATAGAGATACAAGTCTGGAGCGTATGCTAACAACCAGTTGCTTGTGTTTGAATCACTTAACGCAGAAATCTTACCATAGTAGGTAAGCTCTCCAGTATATTCTGTATCTGGTGTTGGTATAACTTCTAATTGAGTTCCAACAATTGTGTATTTAACAGGCTTTCCTGTTGAAATGTATTGGCTTTGCCTATCAAGATCAGCTTGTTTTTCAGTAACAAACTCTAAGTATGTGATAGGACTTGTGTTAAGTTGAAATTCTTTAGCCTGTAAAAAATCTGCAGGAAAAGCAAAAAACGCTGTATCTAAAGTGGCAGTCGCACGTTTAACCATTTGCCTTACACGCAACTTACGATTGAACTTAGCTTCTGCAAGAGTGATAAAACTTGGAATAACAGAAGTCAGATCATCCCGATTGAGATAATCTGCTATTGTCGTTTTAAGTCCTGCAAAAGTATCAAGCGCCATTTTCTACATCCCTACACATTAATGTGTGTTCATGTTTGTACTCAAATGTACCAATATGATGGATCTCTTTTGAAAGATCCTGGTCAACATAAGTTTTATGCCCATTTTGTGCGGCTCTGCGGCAAAACCAGACATCTTCACCGATGTAGTCTTCCGCAGCAGGAACCCAAGGGATAGCAAACCAAGGATATTCCATAGATTTATAGACTTCGGATTTAACAAGCATTACGCCCATTCCGCAGTAGTCTACTTCAACTAATCCAGTTGAATCATCCTCAGTATATACCCTATTGATAAATGTTGCATCCATATCTGGAGTATTTTTTTTCACCGCAATAGGTTCTGTCGGGAATCTACGTTTGGCATAGTTTCCACAGACAATACCTGTATCGTGTTTTAACAAGCGAATAATGGAATCTTTTGGGAACCGCATATCGCTATCTAGCCACAGGGTATGGGTACACTCAGCTTCAATAGCATCCCTAGCCAAATCCTGACGTTGTGCTGACAACAATGTGCCAGAGCTAGTGTAGATCACTACTTTGTGATTTGTTGTACCTACAGTAAATCCAACTAGCCTAGCTAAGTCAAATGCGAATCCAGAATTAACAAAGTCCCGTGTTGGGACTAATATCCCAATGGTCTTACTATCCATTAAACTTCTCCAGGTCTTGTGCGAAATGCACGATTATCAGGGTCATTGAGCCATCGTTTCATGTAGGCTTGGTCATCAAGCTTACCTTCTGCTTTCATTTGATAATACAAAGCCATAGGAATAGATGCAACATGGTGCATATCG